CAGCGGAATGCAGCTAAAGAATGGATATCTGCGTGGCTGCTTAGCGGCAACAATACTGCGATTTATTCGGTAGGATAGATTTGTTGTCTTGGTGCTGCCGGCAAAAGCCGCCAGGAATTGCAGATATGTTTTGGCTTCGGCGACCCCGCCGGACCGACCAGCAAGCGCAGCGGTTAATTTAGGATTGGCTGTAGAATGTGCGGCGCCTGTTGATAGCGCTATAACGCCGATGTTCGGCTCTATAGGGTAACGACGTCTTGGCCGCGCGACAACGATGGAGCGCGTGATGCGATAGGAGAGTGCCATCGCAGTCTAACTCCCCTTATCCGGCTATCGCATTTGTTGACAGTGCCAACGATAAGCGGTATCGCCTATTTTGGACTAAAATTCTCAAGGACTGAGGATGAGCCACGGTGGCCTACACGGCTTTTTTAATGATCTCTGTCGGCATGGCCATCATCATCATAACCATAAGCATTAACGATAGGAAACGTTTCTGATCATGTCGCTGTGGCTCAAATCTCGAATAGTTAACTCCCCACTGGAGGGATTCGCGATGCGCGCGCGCCGAATGAAGCGCTGGCGCAATGTCGAAATGACAGAAGTCGAACTTGAGGAGCGGCGACTTCCACTTGTTCTAAATCGCCTTATTAAGGAAACGTCATGCACAATAGACGTCGGTTGCCATATCGGTTCTTTTCTGAGCGCCATCGTCCGACTTGCACCAGATGGAACGCATATAGCTATCGAGCCATCACCAACAAAATGCCGTTGGCTGCGACGCCGATTTCCGGACGTAAACATTATTGAGGGCGCCGCATCCGACCAAACCGGATATGCTTCATTTGAAGAAGATCATGCCAGGTCTGGCTACAGCAGGCTGTCAAATAATGGCCACGGATATCAGGTTAGATCATTGAAGCTGGATGATCTGCCTATAGCCATGGCTGACTTCATCAAGATCGATGTCGAGGGGGACGAGCTGAAAGTGTTGCGTGGCGCCGATCGGCTTATCGAGCGATGGCGACCTAGAATCATCTTTGAATGCGCCTGCGAATTGCAGGATACCAATACCGATCGTCGCGGCATCTACGAACACCTGACTGATATCGGTTATGAGATTTTCTGCTTCGCCGACTTCCTTTACGATCGAGGGCCGATGGGCTTTGATGAATTTCGGAAATGCGGCCTCTACCCGTTTCGGGCTTATAACTACATAGCCCTACCGAAGTGATTTATCGCAAATAGAATTTCCGCTTCGGTGGAAGAAACATTTTGCGTGGAATAGCGATCGAAGCAAGCGCACTGCCACCGCCGCCGGCGCTGGCAGCCCAGGTGATTGCCCCAAAAACTGATGTGAAGCTATAAGCCGGACTGCCGTTGACTTGCGGCACCCAGGCGGCATTAGCCGTTGTCGAATGCGCCAGGGTCAATTGCGTAAAGTGGCCGCTTCCTTCACTACTGGTAATATCGCCGCCCGACGCCGTGATTGCACTATTGCCCGTCGTGACCCAAGTAGGAACGTTAGTTGATGACTGATTCGTAACACAATTAGCCGCGATGCCGACGCCCCCAGTCGGCAAATTGATGCCAGTCGCTAACCCTTGCGGGTCTGCTGGATCGGTTATGTTGCTGCCGTTGTCAGTTGGAGTGCTGGCTGCCCCCGTCAAGATCGCCGCGGCGATTGTAACGTCATTCCAACTGCTGGTGTTATCGGTCAAGACTACCGTATCAGTCTCGGCCGATGGCATGACTGCATAGTAAAATGCCACACCAACATTGGCGTCGTGGGCACTGAAAATCTGTGTAGCGGTGACGCCACCAATAGTGACCGTTGTCGGCCCTTGTCCAGTTGTCCCAACATACCAGCAAACAGCCACGACCACGACCGAACCAGACGGAAAATTGGTCCCACTATTCACGCTGGTAAAAGTCACCGTCGCCGTGAACGGTCTTTGAAGGACTAGAGTAGCTCCAGCGGTATATCCTAATGGCATTGCCTAGCTCGCATTGGTTATTTTTTTGGGGGGGCTATGTTAATACGGATCGGTTGACTTGGTATAACTGACATCGAATCCGGTTTGCACATAATTGTTGACGGCGTAGGCACTGAGTTGGGTATTCCACGTGCCACCGGCGCGCGCAGCGGCGGCGGCGATAAAGGCCGCATCAAGCGAAGCATAACTGCCGATGACGCCACCAATCGAATTGTAGTAATCGCCAATCAAAGACACCGAGCCGCTAGCGGTCGGAGTTGGATGTGTGTATCCTTCGGTATTGCCGCCGGATTGATCGTACACAGACGATATCGAGTTGCCGGAGCCGTCACTGTAAGTAGGCGTGGTGAGGCCTGTACCGTTGATCCCTGAAATCGAGAACGGCCATTTGAAAATGATCAAGCCGCTCATCGAGCAGCCGGTACAATTTGGATCAAGAGTTGTGGCGCATGCATCTACATAGGAACTGCCGACGTTGGCGATAATGCTATTGATGATACTGACGCTGCCGCTCGTCCCATGGGAATAAAGTACATCGATGCCGCCGCTTTCTTCGGGGACGGTCGACTGGATAATGCTGTTGAGAATAACGTTTCGAGTACCATTGGCAATCGTCGTAATCAGGCCGCTGTCATTTTGCTGGTGGCCGACGTCGAAACCGTTCGTGCTGAAGGCCACGAGGTTATCATTGATTACGCCACCAGTGCGCGCCTGGAAACCCTCGCTCGACGAATTGGTCGATATATTGCCGAGCATCTGCAACAGGCCGGTGGTGATACCGTCCGGCGTCTGCGAGAAATAAAAGTTTCTATTGAATTCGGTGGGTCCGGCACCGACCGCCTGCAACCCGGCGTTCGGACTCCAGCCGTTGGTATCGAACACATTCTCTTGCACGGTGCTGAGCGTCATGCCCTCGATATGGAGTCCTTGAGAATGTCCACTGATGCAATAAGCGTTGGTGCTGATGTTTCTTCTAATGATCAGCGTGCTGTTCGGTACTAGCGATGAGCTATCGTAAGCCTGCACCGCAATGTTGGTGGCAAAGAAACTGAATTTGCAGTCTTCGATGATGTTAAGGGTAGCCGTTAATGTCGTCGACAGGCCTAACAAGATACCGTCAGTGCCGTCAGCTTGCAGAACCGAGCTGCTGGCGCCGAGATAGCTGCCGCTAGCCGGGTCTTTTTGATAGGCGTACAATTCGATGCCGATGATGGCGAGATTAGAGCCGCCGAAATTATTGCTGCCGTAGAAATAAAGCGCAGAACCGTCTGTTTGATTACACGGAACATTAAGTTTTGGACGCGCGCCCGTACCGTAGCTGCCGATCAATGCGATCGCATTGGTTGACGAACCATAAAAGTTTTTATAGGAATTAGCACTCTGGCCGATGTCATCGTTGGTCCAGCTATCACCGCACTTCAACAAAAGCTGATCAGGAGAGCCGGCGCGCATATATGATGCGCCCTTTGTGATGCTGGCGAACGGCGCGGCCTGGGTACCAGTGTTCGGGCTTGAATCGCTACCGGTCGAACTGGACACATATATTTGGCGTGAACCGGCACCGCTGAACCCGCTGCCTTGGCCGGATGGCGATACCGCGGAGACCACATGGAAACCAAGGCCGTTTATACTAACGTTTCCGGACCCAGGAAAACTCATCAATGTGGCGGCTTTTGCCTGAGCGGTGACTCTGGCATGAAGATTGACGCTCGTTGGACCGCCTGGCACCGGTATGAACTGACCGAGATCGCGGATACCGATCATCACCGGCGCATGTTGGCGATATATCTGCTTCCGCGGACGTATGATGCCGACCATCAAATCACCCGATCATTCGTTTGCCGATTTCCGAAGCGACAACATTCTCGTCGCGGTGATCGGTCTCGCCGACATAACGGCGCAGTAGTGCTTCCCGGCCGCGCCCCATCAGCTCGTCCCAGCGCGCCAATGCAACCTCAAGCTTGACGTGGGCTCGCTGGACGCCGGTAATCGCGAGATTGATCGCCGCTCCCTGAATGTCGGCTATGTCATAGCCGAGACTGAGATCGGCGAAATCCTCGAATAGGCTTTGCTGTTTGCGCTCCGGTTTAATGTGCAAGTCGGAGAGCACTTCGATGCGCTCGATCTTGTTCACGAAACCATGCGCGCGATATTGGCCCAAGGCTTCGGTCTTGGCTTCATCCTCGGAAAATGTCTGGACGCCGACATGAAAAAGGGGAGCGTCTTTGCGCTCCCCCCAGATCATGACTTCGTAGAACTTGGATACCGCAAGCTTCATGATAGTGCCTCCGTCTATCAAGGCTTACGGATATTCGCGCCAGCTCAGGTTCGACGAGACCGTTGTCGCCGCACCGATGGTCGCCGGGAAGTCAAAGATCAGCGCTTCGCTGACGCCGCAACAATCCCTGTCCTCGTCTTCCGGACCAGGCATGTAGTCGAACGGCAGAAGCACGTTCCACTGCCAAGTCTGCACGAGACCGGTAAAGTTGCCGGTCGTGGTGGCCTGAGTGGTATCATTGGCGTGTAGGGTCGAACCCGACGCCTTGGTGTCACCGTCGTCACCGAGATTCTTCGCTGGCGTCGAACCGGCGGACCCAAGGGTCACGGTCGCCGTACCGCGTTTCAGGCGGACGTTGATCTGCGCCGCGGTCGTGACGCTCGCGGCGGAAATATCGCAGCGATGCAACTGGATGCCGTTCGATGCTCCGGCGAGCAAAGACCAGAGGTCCTGCACCGCCGTACCAACGCTGACGTTGTTGAAGTTTGATTTGTAGACTCTGCGGCCCATAATACAGGCTCCATGAAAAAAGAAATGAAAATGGAAACGCTCGCGATTAAGCGAGCGTCAGCGTGAACGTGCTGGTGGAGAAGGTCGCTGTGACATTCACCGCAATCGGCTGCTGCGTGAGGCCGCGAACGAGGCCGTCGCCAGTACCGGTCGTGTTGACGCCGACATTGAAGGTCGCGCCAGACAGACCAGCAACAGTGAGAACGCCGGCCCAAGAACCACCAGTCGTCGGCAGCGCGCCGCCAAACTTAGTGCTAACCACAACAGATTCGCCGTTGGAGAACGACTGATCGGTGCAGGTCAACACACCAGGCGTCGCCGACGTACATGTGAATGGCGACCATTTATTATTACCGAGGAAGTCCCAGGTAATTAAATTTCCGCTGGTCAAAGCATCGTAGATGCCCCATGACGTGACCGTACCCCAACCGGAACCGCCAGCCTGCGCAAACGTGATAACCGCATTGGCGTTGGTGAGATTGGCTGGAGCAGTCGCCGGCTCCGTCCCAGACGAAGCCGAAGCCGCCGGCCAAGCCGAGAACTGCAATGAGTCGGACGAACCGGACGAGGCGTGCGCCGCGGTACCAGTCAATGTTACCGTCGAGCTGGAAATGCTTTGTACGGTACCGATCTGTTGCGAATTGGTCAGATCGTAAATGTTCATGCCGTTGACGACCCAGGCCGGCACCGCCGAAGCCATGGTGATCGTGGTCGAGGCGGTCGTGAACGAGGCGCTTGCGGTCAGGGCACCGGCGACTTGCACGCGGGCGTAGGCAGTGCCGGAAGCTTCGGTACCACCGGTACCGGCATCAGCAGTCGGGGCAGTGGTGAACAGTGCGAGATAGCGCGAACCGATTGCGGGCATCGGCGAAACGCCGGCTTCCCAATTTAGCGCCGCTTGAGCTGAAAAATCGCTGAGACCAGCCATCTTGAAATTTCCTTCTGAAATGAAAAAAGCCGCCAGGACGGCGGCACTTGTGGTGTGAAATTGTTGGAAAGGATTACGTTGCGAGGTCGTAGAACAGAGCGCCTTGGGTCTCGAAGTCTACCGGACCAACGCCGGCATGGCCGGCCGTCATGATGATATTAGAGTCGGCCGGCAGCATGATATTCAGACCGGAAATCGTGATCGCCTTATTGACGGCATTCTGCTTGCCAAGAAATCCCTTGACGATGGCCCGACAAAAACGCAACGCGTCGATGTCGAAGCCGTGAAGATTCTGCTTGCCGTTGGTGGCATCGACATAGGTTGCTTTACCGAAATCGGCATTGGCAGGCTCGCCATCGCACATCGCGGTGAACAGAACCTCGGACCACTCATCACCGTAATTAAACATGCCGCCGGGGGCGTCTTTCCAGGCCATCAAGCCGAGGTCGATTTGATAGCCGCGAAGAATCATTGGCGCCCGCACCGGGAAAGTGACGGTAACCGATTTGCCATAAATCTGATCGGCTTCCCAGCCGAATGATGCAATCTTCATTGCGTAAAGCGTCCCTTCGAGGTCAGGCGACGATCGTGATACTTGCGCTCGGCCAGGTCGTTGATTGACCGGCGGCCGTGGCCTGTGAAGCGGAAATCAGAGCGTCAATATATTGCCCCGCCGCGGTGGCAAAGGCTTTGAACTGCGCGATCGTAAAGCTATGGAACGTCATCGCCTGATCGGGCCAGTTCTTGGTCGAAAGCCCATTGGTGAAGGCATTGTTGACCAGGATCGAAACATTCTCGGCCGTGATGTTAAACTGTGTTGCCTGGTCGAGCGCATAAGTGCCATTGAGCGCGGTCGAGGTAGACCAATTCACCGTCAGGCCGCTTACAATCGCGGCGTTATACTGCGTCTGTGCCGCTTGTGCCTGAGATGGCGCTGGCACTGGATCAGGTGTATTGCCCGCTACCGCTAACCAAACCTGATATTTCTGCCAATCGGCGTTGCGTGGGTCGGCGGGAATGCTAGCGCCGTCTATTTCACGAATAACGCCAGAGCCTGATGTGAGCTGATATGCCGCCATGATTTACAGCTCAGCGCTTGCTGTTGCGTGCGCGCACGGAGTGTATGCCGTACCAGAACCTGTAACCATATTGAAAATTATTCTATCGTCGCTACTGACGATGGCTATACCGGCAGAAATGGAACCACCAAAAAAGTCACCAGAGGCACCAGGTGTTCCTGCAGCAGACGGATTATATACGACCACCGTTGGCGCAGCTCGCATAGTTTGTGGTAGCGTCCACATCATTTCCAGCGCTAAAGCTGTGCTATAATTGCCGGAATTGGTCGCAATGCAGCCGTAATCTCCTGTACCATTCGCCGCAACAGTACCTTGTGGAAATGTTTTTGCGAAATAGCGTTGACAGAATGGCAATTCCACAAAGACCGGTCGCAACTCTGGCGGCGGCGGAGCGCTGTTTATACCTATAGTCGCGCTTGGCGTACTCCGAACATCTAGTTCGGCGACGATGACGTTTTTGCCTGTAGAGCTGAAATTGTTTCCAAAGTCGAAAATGAAGGCGTAGCCAAGCTTAGCATTAGTCGACACGGCAAACGTATAGGACACCTGCGTCCAGACACTATTGGCGCATACCTGCAAATTGGTGGCGGCGAGATCAGTCGTCGGGCTAGTCCAAACATCAGTTGTTCCGGCAATTTGCGTCTTCAGCGTTGGCGTGATCGACGCCGCAGTATTGTTGAAAACCCAGGCTTGTACCGTAACAGTCTTGCCACCCAATGCCGCAGCAATGTAACTTTCGATGCGATGCGACAATGTAATGTCGGTAACGCTCGCCGCGCCGGTTAATTGCAAGCCAAATAGCGTATTTGCACCGCTGCGATTATTGGTTGCCTGGATTGCTGTACAACTGGCACCGGTCGGGGTAACAATCCAGCCATCGGCCACGTAGGCACCGGCGGTCGTGACCGTGATTGATGCCGTGCCGCGTTGCCAGACATCCATCGTGCCATTACGGAATTTATTTAATAAGCCGCCGGGGGTAGCGAGAGTGATGCCGGTAAGAACCAAACCGCCGCCAGGTAAGATTTCCGATGGTGCCGCGGCTGAACCACCTGGATTTCCCAGCAGGGTCGCCGCCGATTCATTTTGCAGCTTGGCGTAGGTCACCGCGCCCGGTGTGATGGCGGTATGAATCGTCGACGTACCGACACCGGAGACATCGCCGATAAGATTTATATTATTGACATTGGTAGGGACGGCAGTCGAGGTCACCAATTCGCTGCTTAAACCGATGGAAGCCGGCAATACCCCAGCATCCAGATTGGTCATGATGATGGTCATCGTGCCCCGCCCCTTATGATGTGGCGGACAGATTGACTGTCACCGGCAGCGGTCCATTCTCGGCACAAAGATCAATGACGGCACCAGTCGTATCCGTGGCATGGACACCAATCACCAAAGACAATTTTCCCGTGGCGGACAGTCCCAGCAATCCCGGCAATTTCGCCGCCGGAACATTCCAACCAAACGTACCCGCTTGCGCGCCATTAACCATCAGCAAGTTCTGTGTGGTCATTTGGATCAGCACGGTTGACGTCGTCGCATTTGTCCGGAACATCGAACTAAAGGAAATTCCAGTCAGATCAAGCGGTGGCGGCAAGATCGTGATTTGCAGCCCGGAAACGGTTGCCGTCACAATATTATTCAGCGTCAACGTCGTGGCGCCGACGCCGCCAGAGGCGATGATCGTCCCCGCTGAAATACCAAAACCGGTCACCGCCATGCCGGGCACTAGACCGACAGTCGAGATGATCCCGGCAATGACGTACGTCCCAGTAGTCAGATTGCCGATGATGGTGATCGGCGAGGATTGGAAGTTGGGCACGCCGATAAAAAACTGATCATTGAAATCAGCATTGCTGCTAATAGTGATCGAAGTACCGGCCGGGAATTGCGGCAGACTGAGAAGATTGGTAGTCATGACTCAATCCCAGTTCGACTTTATAGATAAATGCCGCCATATGTCGTAGTGCCTGGCGAACTGCCAGGGAAATAATTGGCACCACGGCCCTGTACATAGATGACGCCGTTCAAGGATGCCGCATAGCGCGGACCAAGAGCGCCGGAGCCGCTCCACGTCCACGACCCATTAACGAGTGAAACCGTACCGCCGAATTCGCAGACGACTGCCGCCGCTGACCATGTCGGACTATTGGCAGTCGAGGCGTTGCCATTCATGGCAAGCACTGCGCCGCTGACCCACCATATCGCGTCTGCACTGGCACCGTATATGTTGCCAGGACCTGGAATGACCAAAGCGCCGCCGCCGCATTCGATCAGCGGTTGATTGGTCGGACCGGTCGAAGTAAAGGTGCAGTAGTTGATGCTGATAATGAGACCGCTTTCGACAAAGACGCCAGTTACGGTGCTGGTGATGTAAATGGTGAGGTATTGCAGAGTGACGTTGCCGCCGCCAATGTTGGCGACACCAACGCCTGCGTTGGCGTTGGTAATCGTAACATTCGCTTGATTCCCGGTGTCGCCCTGAATGATCAGAGCACCGGCCGATGGCGCAGAGAAACTGGTCGGCATCACATAATTGATGCCAGTGGTAGCGAGCTGGAGAGTGACGGTGTTGCCGTTGAGATTATAAGTTGACAACGCGGTAATGGCGTGAGCGATCGTCGCCCATGCCGTACCAGATGACAGACCATTGTTGCTATTGCTGCCAGTTGAGTTGTTGACATAGAATGTCGTGGCGGCAAAAATTTGCGGTACCGTATTATTGACGACCTGGAATTGCGTGCCGTCATAAATCATCAACACGACTTCGCCGGCATTCAGCGCGCCTTGTAACAGAGCATTGCCGGCGCGATCAACGATATTGACAGCGGACAAGGCATTGACGGCGATCGTAGTGGCACCAGAATTAGTATTAGCAGCCTTGACTTCAACCGTAGTGCCGGCGCTCAGTGACGTAATAGCCGGCGTGAAGGAAGCGACGATCGCATTTACTGTACCGGTATCGGTCGCATACGGAATGCTGACAGTGCTGGTGCTGACCGTACCTCCTGCGAAACCTTCAAAATTTGCGACTTGCCATGCTGAACCGTCGTAGCAGAGGTCGACGACCATGTTGGCAGCGATATCTCCGGGCGCCAGCCCGGCACCAGTGGCGCGATGGACGGCAACAGCACCAAGACCATTCAAGTTGAATGTAGTCACAGCGGTATTGGTGCTAGATAGTTTCACCCGCACCGACATGCCGGGTACTAATGCCGCCGGCACCGGAGAAATAGTAGCGATGATAGTATTGAACGAAAACGCGATGGAATCTCCGCTGCCTACCGTCGCATTGGCATTAGCGCTCATCGTCACCGACGTTGAGGTGGTCGACAGTACGGTCTGGCTGCCAGTGATTGCAGTTGGCGTCGTGAGATCAAAAACGGTCATCCCTGCCGTCACCCAAGACGGCACCGAGGCGAAATGCAGTACGGCACTGGCGGTTCCCGTCGTAGCGTTGGTCTGAAACGGTGCGCCGCCGGTCGAGCTGTCGACCGCATAAATCCATGTACAATCTTGAACTGCTGCGGGAACGCTCGGTAGTGTTGGAAAAAACGGAGCTGAGGTCAACGTGACGATGTTGTCGGAGGTTACCGTTGTAGCGCCATTGGCAACCGTGATGGCATAGAGACCGGTGTAGCCGACATCAGCGGCCGGTGTCGTCTGCGTTCCTGTCGTTGCCGCCACACCGGCTTTGAGTGCCACCGCACACTTGCAGGTACGTGTCGTAAATTGCGACTGCCCGCTGTTGAATGGTCCAGAAAATGGAGCTAAAGGATTGGCGGCATTAAAATAGGATAGAACTTGCGAGCCGGCATCAACATCATTAAGCGCCACCTGTACCAAGAAAACTTGGCTGAATCCGGTCGTGCCTGGTGGTGTGATGGTAAGAGTCTGCGTAGCGTAGTTGATGGCCTGTTTGACGACGGTATTGGCATCGACACCGAGATCGCCATAAGCGGTCGCGTCGACTTCATCGAGTTCATAGATAGAACCAGGAGAGACAGTGACCTGTAATGAAGCCGGCGACGTCGGCAAACAGACAAGCCCATTAACTTCGACGTTAGAACCAAGGATGGCGCGGGCCAGGAAGGATTGGCCGATCATGCCCATTTTATTGGTTTGCAAAATGTCTGTGGTCTGCGGAATGGCAGAATCATAGACAATGACGCGATCGACCATGTCGAGCGTTCCTTCAGATCAAAAATGAAAATGATTTAGTTGATCAACGTCCAGGCGGTTACGCCGGTCGGCTTCGTAGCCACAATGACATCAAGAATATCTTGATCGGTCACACCAGCCAGCTCAACACTGGCACCGGCATATTCGATGTTTGATGGTGTACCGTAACCGCCAGGATAATTACTGTAGCCGCCGACATTAGGTATGCCGGAATTCGGACCGCGCGTGACAGTAATGAATACCTGTCCCGGAAGCTGCATTGAACCCCAGCCGCCAGCCACGCCGTATCCAAATATATTGACGCCGTAGGCGCCGGCATCATTTGGATTCCACGGCTCGAAAATCTTCGGTGGTGTTCCTACAAGTTGCGCGATGGCATTGATCATGCCCTTGCGGGTGACGCGCTCCTGCAAAATCGTTGCCTTGATCTTCGCTCTAAAGACGCTGTCGTTGGCGTTTTTGCGAACCAAATAACGACTTAGAAAATCATAGGCGATCATATCAAGAAATGGACCGGTCGCCGTGGCAATACGCGCCTGCTTCTGCGCGTAGATGATCCAGCTATAACACCATGCCGCCCGATCGCTAAGTGCACCAATAATGGCATCACGATACGGCGCGACATAGGAAAACCAGAATGATGGTATCAGCTGTTTAACGCGCGACAGGATGTCCGCTGAATCTCCGATCGCCATGACACTAGCTCACAATAACGGAGGAGCATTTAATGGTAGCGAACGCGATTGTTGCATTGCCGTCCAAAGTCTGCTTTGTCGCTAACAACGTGGCGGCATCGCCATAGATACCATTAAGCAGAACTGCACTAACTCCGGTCACGCCGGCCACTGAATAAGCCCATGACGAAATAATGGTATAAGGCAGCGAATTTCCTAAACCCAGACTATTGATGTTTGTGGCTATGGTGGCCGCAACCTGCGAAACTACAGTTGAATGATCGTAGCCTTGTGCCGTCGTAATTTGCAGCGATGGTATCGCAAAAATCACATTCGGCGGAAAGACCGCGCAATCTATCCCGAGCGGCCGTACCGCTTGCGCTGCATTGGTGATCAGATTGAGAAAAGTCTGGGTCGGGGCACCGCTGCCATCGTCGGCGACAACAAAGAAGTATCCAGGATGATAGCTACCATCCAGATTATAGCCCTCGGTAAGCGTCCACTGCACATTTGGCTCAGCACCGAGAATTGAAGCGGTCAGACCATAAATGTCGCCACGTGATAGACCGAGGATATAAGCGGCGAAACGTTTCTTCAGCGCGCCATCACTCTCGAAGTTGGCGCCGTTTGTGAACGCTGCGTTGTTGATGACGTTGTCTATGCCGGTTAGCGCTGAAGTGATAACGCTGATCGAACCAGCAGAAACATTCCCTCCGGCTCCAGGAACAACCGCCGCAACCGGGACAATCAGCGTACCGATACTAGCCGGCATCGTATAGCCGTTGTTACCGGCGGAATATGTAGCGTAGGTCGGGTCTGCTGTAACCTTGAAGCTTTGCGAGCCATCATTGGTCTGCATCGTCGATCCGACCGGGACGAAGCAGCTCGACGGACCGGCCGTGAGACGCGAGAACGTGACCTGTCCGCTGGCTGCTTGAGCACCAAGCCGCGGCGAACCGCCAGGCAGCGCCGTGGTCTGGCTGCCGGACAGTACCGGCATGAAATCCGCCGTGAAGGTATCGACGTCCGGACCTTGGGCCGTCGATAGCCGCATTGCCGACAGCAGTTGCAGGACCAAAGTCTGGAACCAGAGAAACAGTCCGCCGAAACCTTCAACAATAGCTCGAAGGGTTGAGCCGGTGGAGAAGTTGATGAGTTTGGCGGCTCGTCCCTGGATTCCCGCTATCGTGTTTTGTACAATGACGGAAAAGGATTGCGTTGGTAACGTCGCCATCTGCAATCCTTACGAAGTGATCGTGAATGATACCGACGTGCCGGTCTTGGCATCCCAATAGACGATTCCAATACCGATGTTGCTCGGATTGTTCGGTGATGCGGCGACCGTGATCTGTGCCGGCGGATTAGGTGCTACCGACGCCTCAAGCACGAGCTGTGCCGCTACGATCGATTTGATTTGCTGGACCGAGAACAGGGTGCCGATCTTCTGTGGCAGTCCAGCACCGTACGACGGATGCCAGACATAACCTTGAGCAGCGGTGAATAATCTGCGCTCCAGACGTTGACGGACTTCATCATCACCATCGACGACATAGAGATCGCCGGTGGCGTCCGCCATGAAATCCGAAGTCCACTCCAATGAAACATCGGCCATTGGAGTTTACCCGGTCTTGATTTGAGATTTGATCTCCGCAAGTTCATTGCGGACCTCGACAACGAATTCTTGAAATGCCGCCAGAAGCCGAACGTTGATGCTGCCTTCACTGACGGTCAAGAATTCCTTGCTCTCGTCACCATTAACGTCCTCTGGAAATATTTCGCGGATATCCTGCGCGATGTAGCCCACAGACGGCTGCGGTGGATCGGAATGGATCGACTGCTTGCCGTCATCGTCGGTCGCTACGTTTCGCTTGAGAAAGGTCTTAGGCTCAAGTGCCATGACCTTGTCGAGCATGGACTCAAGTTTGGCGATCTCAGTCTTTAAGCGCGCGTCCGAGGACGTGTCGTATGTCGCCGCCGTGACGATCTGCGATACGTTCAGATTTTGTCCCACCGACAGGTTTTGCGTAAACGTGCCGCTGCCGATGTGAGGAATACTTGGCGCCTGCGATGTAACTTTGGCACCGGAGATATGCGTGACGCCGTTCTGATCCCAGGTCGTGGTGTGCTGATCATTGAAGGCGCTGGTCTTGACGCCCTTGTTCTTATCCAGCTTGTGATAATGGATAGGCGTCGCGCTGCTACTACTGCCTTGCTGACCAGACAAAGAGTCAAAAGGCGAACTATCTCTTTGCTGGATAATCTGAGTGGTATGCGTGCCTATTGCATTATGGGTAGTATTGCCCTTGCCATCAAAAAAATGGGCCGCGCCGGCACCATCTTCACTATAAAGTCCACCATCGTTCTTGAAAAATATCTTCTGGCCGGTATTATTCTTCTGTCCACTCTGAGCGCTATCAGGTCCAGCATCACTATCTTGCTGGAAAATAGTCCACATGGCGAGTTCGCCGGACTGCACTTGCAGCGGCGAATCTTGCGTACTGTGTACTCGGCCGGTTATTTTTCCGCCAGCGGCATCGTCTTCTTGATAACTGACGATAACTTGATCGCCCATCGTTTCCGACGACGATTGTGGTGAGCCGCCAGCATTCCCTACCGACGCATTGTTAGGTACTTGCGAGCCTCCATTACCGGGCTGCAAACCGATGGCGATTCCGTAGGTTTTTCCTATGTGGCTCGTGTGTATGGTAAGCCATCCGCTCTCATAGCCCCAAGGTTGGAATGCTACTTTGGCAAGATGATTTTTCGGATCGTAGCTTGTTACCAAGCCGTGCATTTCGCTGGCACGATAGGTCGTAAGATTACGATCGTGACGCCTTGCAACATCGAAAATGGAGGCCATTTACCCGCCACCTCCACTAGAGCCCATCGACTTGGCGGTAATTGAAATCGTGTATCCGGACATGCCGAACTCGTGGACGATGTTGTCAATCTCATAGATGTTATCAGCCACGCCAGTGCCTACGAGTTGCAGTCCCATTCCAGCATTGATGCTTGGATCACCAACAACGGTAGCCACCACATTCCATTCATGACGGCTCATTTCAGCGGACCGCGCTTTGGCGTGCTGTTGGGCGTGCGCCTGATCGAGATTAGGAACGTGATAGGTCGAATTGCCCTTTCCTGGGCCGGAAGCATTGGACGTGCCAGTATACGTTTTTTTGTCTCGCGGATTCCAACTCTTAACGTTGACCGATCCGCCTATTTGCACATTGTGACGGACATTCAATCGCGTCGCGTCAGACACAATTGGTGGACCCGGATCATAATTGATCGTGTAAACGCCCTGGATAGTACCAAGCGTAGCATAGTTGAAGATACCGTTATTGACCCACCACTTGGCACCATCAAATTCGGCAAGTTCATTGATCAGATAGCTGATCGGAATGTTGTCGGCCAGCTTGACGAAATCCTGCTGTACCTTTTTGCCAGCCATCAATCCGATTGAATTGGTACTAGCTCCCAGTCCGGCCATGCCGACAACTTGCTGCACGATCTGCGAACCGGGGACATTCTGCCATTTCTGGCTGATTTTCGTCTGGTGTAATTGCCCAGATAAGTCGCGTCCGGTGACACGGATATAGGTACCGATAAAATCGATGTCGACGGTATCCAGCATGCCGGATATCAGCTCACCGGCGCCGGCAACACATGAAACAAAGATAGACGCCGAGCCACCACCAAGCAAGCTCTCGGCACCGGGATAATTTTTCGGAACAGCGGCAGAGAAAGTCGAGGATTTCTTGTTACAGTTCTGCGTTACGCTGCCATGTTCAATCGGGATGCCGTTAATGAATGCGGTATGGGGAGCTACCCCTGTATTGATCGCCACGATTCACCTCACATGACGACCTAATAAGTAGCGCACTCATCCCACTGCACCTCCACCGAGAACGTCCAGGTGCCGGTTGCAGGAACGGTAGCCTCGATCACGATGCCTTCATTTTGTTGAAGGATGATCGGTTGTTCATCGGGGCTCTGACGCTCAAAAAGAAAGACCGAAGCCAAAACATCATTGCCGGCCGTAGCAGGCACGCTTGCTGTCTTTGAACCCAATGCCACGCTATCGAGCGTTCGCGTTCCAGCAGTCAGAGTCCCGGTCGATGAAATACGAAGATCGCTTAGATTGCTGGTCTCATAACCGGTACGGAGTTTTCCATTGTTGCCGGTGAGGGTAACTGCGGTGCCGCCGCTATCGTTGGCAGTGAATGATCGTGCGGCGAAAAGTTGGAAGGTGCAGACGCCGGCCGTAAATGCGGTCGAGGTATTTCCGGCGGATAGAATGACCTTACGCACCAAGGCATAGCCGGTACCGCCATATCGCAATGAGAAGATAGGAGAGCCTGACACCAAACCGGCAGCCATGACGCCGGATGTAGGCGCCATGCGATAGGCGCCGAGCAAGGGTGGCGCCATTGTCACCGGGGCCGAACCGCCCGGAATGGCAGAGCCAAGCGCCAGGCCGGAAATGCTTCCGGAAATCATCTTGACGAGGCCGCGAAGGTAACCCTGCACGGTGCCATTTATATCACTGGTGATGGCAGTGCCGACCGTAGTGCCGAGAATTTCGTTCTGCGTTGAATCAACCAGCACGCTTACGGTGCTAAAAGGTCCGGTCCCGACGCCGCTGAAATCATTGAGATCGACGCCGCCATTGATGGTATTGCCGGCGCCGTCTTGCGCGGCCTTGGGCGTCAGTGTCAGCGTCATGATGATTTTCTCTTAGAGGCCTAACAGATTGCGGAAATCGCCGAGATTATAGAGTTGCCATTTGTAGGCACTCGACGGACCCGGCTGTACCGCGGTGGCGCCGCCGGGCATGACGAGCAACAAGCCGGTCTCCGCTCCAGACGCAAATGTCGAAAATACAGGCGGTATCTCGATATCTTCTTGGCCGGTGATCCATGGATCGATCATTCCGTTGAGTTGTGCAATTGCCGCCCATTGCAACGGGTCGCCCTGTTGTTCCATCGCGATACGAAACAATGTCGTGAACGATGTTCGGACCGTCCTGGCGGGAATCGTTGCAGCAACGTATGCTGTGGCCATGCCTACACCAACTGATCGATATTTGTGTCGGCGCGGCCGACATAGCCCGCTATGTTGCAGAGTGTGTTTTGATCTTCGGAGTTAACTACAAGACCGAGAAATCCGGTGACGATCGCCGCCGGATCGGTCGTGGCGTTCCAGGTGTCGAGTACACCGGCAGCATTGGTCAGCGCCGTATTGGCATCGCTCAAGAACTGCGCCGTGTTCAATTGTAGCGCAACGATGGCGGGACCGCTCGCCGATGATAGTGGCGTGGCAGCAGCCAACTGTGCCTGTAGTGCGGTCAGCTCGCTCTTGATGTTAGCGGGGATGCTCATAGCAATGACGCCGCGAAACCGAGATCGCCGGAAATGAGAGTATCGACAATCGATGCGCCTTGAACCAATGATCCAAGCATCGGATTCTGATAAACTGTACAGGTGATATCGTACTCGACCCAAACTGGTAATCGACGAACGCGATAGATGAAATGCTTGACGATGACGCTGCGGAACTGACCACCCCAGGTCAGGGAGACAACTTGCCCAGATGCACGCATGGCATCGAGTGCCAATGCATTGCTATAGGCGTCATTACCAAAGAACTTGCCGCTCCAATGAACGTCGTCTTCGTCCGGACCAAGGGTATCGATGACGCGGCTGCCACCTGGCAACTTATGAATCACCATGGCTTGTTGGCCGCCCCCCATCATCGAATCAGGAGGCGAATATCCGGTGAAGGCGATACCGCCGAGGATCAAAACATCATCAGACATTTTGACCTCTTATTGACAAATCAGACGAGAGGACACACAGCCCCCAGTATTTCTCGGCTTGGACCGAGTGATTATTTCTTGACGGAATCGGCCAGCCCGGCCGGCTGATCCATGTGGCCGCCAGGGAACGATTGATTGCCTGCAATATTAGGCACGCCGATCTTAGTAAATTTCACATTCGGAAATTCTTTTTCAAGCCGATTAGCAACATAGCCACCGCCAGAAAATCCAACTACTTCTTTGATGCCGCCTTGTAGAAGTCTCTCTCTCGCTGCCTTCAATTGCGTTGCAGGTTTGTCGGCGGAGATATCGATACCCTCAAAACCTGAGCCTTTAGAATCGGCGTATCTTTTTATATGCCCTTTGATTTCATCAGGCGACTTGCCTTGATAGCGAGAATACATCCCCGGCAGGAATAAAACATTGTTGCCGCTAGACGTTCTTGCTGGTTTGCTAAAACTTCCTTTATACGACGGATCGGCCTGCATGTGCGGGTAGTCTATAAGCTCGCCGCGCCGGTTGCGCACTGGGAAGTGCAAACCAAACTCGGACGCGTGCTTGTCCAGCCAAAGATGGAACGGCCCCCTCGGGACGTCGGCTGCCTCGCCTGGAGTGCGCTCGTGTCGCGACGTACCAGGAGGTGCTGCGATGGGGCCGCCGTGCTTGAACCTGTCGTAGTAGACAGCTTGGGTCGCATAGTCGCGATCCATCTCGCTGTAGCGCGCCTTTTGTCCAGTTTCGGCTTCGTATGCTCTGCCGGCCGCAGCCATCCTCGCCGCAAACTCTGGTTCTACACCGTGCGCCGCTCCGGGCGGATAGTTCTCATCCATGTTGATAGTGGCGTGGGCGCCGCGCGATCTAAGGTACTCCAGGTCCGATTGATTAGAACTTGTATTAGCAAATGTCGATTCCGCTTTCGGTGTTTCGCCGGCACCAAGCCGAGTTATGCCGACAGGTTTTTGGTGCGACTCGCCCATTTCGTTCATGGTGCGAAGTATCTTGCCGGTTCCGTATCCGCCACGCTCGAACATGAGCATGGCATTCGCGGCTTCCTGCGGAGTCTTCGCATTCCGCAGAGCATCGCCCGCCAGTTTCTCAGGTCCGCTTAATTCTTTGATCGCAAAATCTAACTGCCCTTCATAATCTGTAGGCAGACCGCCGCCAGCGCGTTGCCGAGAACCTGACCACTGGAAGATTCCGCGATGACCGCCGCCAACAGAGTTCTCGTCGGCTGGACCCTTGCCAGCCTCGACCCCTGCGGCAGTCGCGATCATTGCTCTAGCAGAGACTTCCGGGTAGCCGGCCGCCATTAGCTTTTTAATGCCGTGATTGACGCGCTCGGCAGTCCACCAACCGCCGGTTCCCTTCGCCTGATTGCCGCCCTTCACGGCCGATTGCACGTCACCGACTGTGAAATGCTCCGGCTTCGCCGGCTCTGCCGATCCACGCGGTGTCAGATGCGGACGGAAGGTCGGGCCGTGCTTTTCAAGATGACTACTGCTCGTTCCATGCGTCGCGCCAAGGCGCCCATGATGACGCTGAGCCCCGCCCAACGCTCGTGCCGCTCCCGGACTTGCCGGCATGGCACCGAGACCGACGCTGGGTGGCAATCCTTCTCCTATCGGGATTTCTTCGGACCAGGATAGGCTGAGATAGCCGACGACTGCACCGTCTACCATTATCGGTGCTCGATTTAACATTTACGCCTGGTCCCGCGGATTCCAATCGTTCAACGTGTTGAATGCGACACCGTTAGAGCTTGAAGCGCTATCTGGAAGTTCATGCAGTTCGGCGATTTGCTGTTCAACCGCCCGAGCAAGTGTCGCACCGTCTAGATTGAGCGCGGTATGGACAATGATTGCCTTCTTGTCTTGTGGCGGTGGCAGGAAAGACGAGTGCTGCTCTCTGGGCGCGCCATGACCGGCGGGGGCCTCGGGATGGGGAAGGCCACCATAATCCGGGTGTCCGGTAGGCGCGCTCGGTCCGATGCCCAAGAGTCCTCTAACTTGATTCCAAAGTCTGGCAATAAATCCCATGATTGCGTCAGCAACACCATTGAGTCCGCTACTCAGCGCATCAACGGCTTTGTTGAGAAGAGTCGGAAACGAATCAATTATTGAGTTGAAATACTGAGCGGCATTTGCGCCTTTATATATCGCATCACCGCCGGTACTATTATCATGTATCCACTTCAATGCCGCGCCAAACTGATTAAGTTCGGCCGTGGTTTCCTTCAAAGTTTTGACATCGATGCCGCTGGCCTTAGACAGAGACTCATAGAACTTATCTATATCGTCATGATTATAGGCTCGCGCGGCTGCGGTAAATAAATCGATATGACGCCTGAAGCTATCAAGAAAATTAACGATAGTGCCTGCGTGATCTTCGCCGATGGCGGTGTAGAGATTTGTGATCGCCGAACTGATGTTGTTCAGGGCGACGGGGATGGAGTTCTGGCTGGTGGCGAGGGCCTCGCCAACGCCCTGGCCCTTCTCCAAGGTCCCCATTTCCGCCTGCAACTGCGGCAGGCTGCGGATAACGTCGGCCATTTCTCGCTGTGTGGTCGAGCGACCAAGAAACCTGAATAGCGCTAAAACTTGTTCCTGAATGCCTTTGATACCATGGTCCTCCATTGCCTTTTTAAGACGCTCACCCATTTTAATGGCATCGCCGCCCTCCAAAATTTTGGAGAGTTGTTTTTGCTCGTCTGGGTCAATTGTTATGGCGCCACCCCTGCTGGCATGCCATTTTCCCTTATGCAATAAGCCCAGTTCTTCTAGACCCTCAGCCTTCCTAGCAGTCATTGTACCGCCAGCAAACTGCTGGAACAGCGACATCTGGGCAGTGCCGAACTTCGCGCCGCCCATCTGCTGCGCTAGGACAGCCGCGGCATATAGGCCGTGATTATCAACACCGGTAAACGCAGCACCGCCCATCTGGGCTATCCCCAGCAATTGCTGCGGAGTGACGGCACCATGCGTACCGGTATTAATCTTGTTGGCGACATCCAAAAAATTCAGGAACTTACCGACGTCCAACTCGCCTAACGTGTTCTGCATCTGCCCCAATTGCTCGGCAGAACGCACCAGGGCACGAATTGTTCTCTCTGTTTCTTCCGGACTTGATGTTTTGCCGTGTTTGAGCGCATTATTTTCAAAGACTTGCGCAAATTTCAACAGTTCAGGCATCACCTCGAAGGCTTCTTCGGGCTTGCGCGAAAACAGGTCGCGAATCGAACTATAGAGACCAGTGGCCTTGACCTCCGTCATGCCTGGAATTTTTATACTCTGATCGATGGCCATCCGCTTGACGCGGTCCATCTCGCCGGGCTTGAGACCCATCTGCTCAAGCTTCGACCACTCCTGCGTCAGATTGCCGGTATCTTTGACAATATCCTTGACCACCTTAGCGAAGGCGGCCAGACCGCCAGTGATGGCGATCGTGCCAAGCATCAGGCCCAGCCCATGAAATCTGCCGTGAATCTCGCCCGTCTTGGCATGGATACCGGTCAATTGACCCATGATGCCGGTCAAGCCCTGGACCAGAGTGCCCATAAGCTTCATCTCGACGCCAATTTCGTAAACTGTGACGGCCAAGGTTTAACCCCTTATTTTCGCATAAGAATTTAGCGACCTTGTCGGCACAGCAGCGAGACATTATACTAAACTCATGAGACTCTATGCGTTCGGCCCACGATTCTTCGGTCTTCGCCTCGGCGTCAGTTTTAATTTGTCGAGGCTTTTCCAGCGCCGTCGCCAGATGCCCAGCGCAATAACGATCAATGGGCAGCCGTTCGTTTATGTCATCAAGGACGAGACCGGGCGCTGCAAAATCGGCAGCAGTGGCAATCCGTTACGGAGATTGACAGAATTGCAAACGGCATCGGCCTCGCCGCTGTCGTTAGCCTATGTCGGCGTTCCGGAGAGTGATGATGGTGGAAAAATCGAGCGTGGCGCGCATGCCATTGCTGGCCATTATCGCGCCAGCGGCGAATGGTTCGTCTGTCCGGCCGAAGCCGCTATCGCCGCAGTTCATGTGGCGGCCGCAAATGCCGGAGAGAAGCTTTGCCAATTCACGCCGGCTATGATTGACGAGACCGTTCAGCGAACCGGCAAACCAGAATCAATGATTGGCCGCTTTATCGTCGTCTTGGCCGTTCTGCTGGTGATTTATTTCGCCGCACGCTATTAAGTCGCGCGCCCAATATATCCGCCGGCCGATCCGCCTAATAGCCGTTCCAGCACGCCTTCTGCCACTGTAAGCGCGGCCTTTTTACCAACGTGCATGGCGGCGCCCATCAGAAATGATCGAGGTGGAATCCGGCTGGTGCCCAATTCATGCCAGACAGCTTTCTGGTTATCCGAGCCGATTTGCACCGAGTCGCCGACCACCTGATGCGAGATGGAATCCCGCATCTCGCCGGTTTCGAGCAGCGGCGTATCCGCCGACTTTCGCGCCAAGGTCGACTCGGCCAGCAGTTCCCAGCCGTAGTCATAAGTGCCGATGACGCGCTTGGCTTCCGTCTCGATGATCTCGCCGCCACGATCCAAAGCGCGATGGCGCGCCGCCTCCATGGCAACGATCGTGCCGCCAAGATGCTGAGCAAATTGAAGCGCATTCATCATCGTCGATCAAACCACTTCAATGTGTTCCAATTAAATTCTTGACCCGTTTCAATCTCACCGAAGATCACCGACCAAGCTGATAATTCCGGCTCTTCGAGACACCACGCAACGTCAAATGGAACACCATTCTTGATTAACCAGAGGACTTTGCGATTATACGGCTCCTCGGCTATTTTTTTGCTTGATCGTTCACATCCAGCAGTTCGCCGTCGTCAGTTTCAGGCTTTGGCGGATTGAGTTTCAGCATGGCTTGCAGTGCCGCTGTCATACCAGGCTCATCGAGCTGATCCATGATCGAGTCCAGCTCGGCGCGATTACGCGGGAACATGATCGGATTATTGTCGATCTCGCGCACCGACGCCGCCAGCAACGGGATACCACGACGCGACATCCTGATCGGCTCGCCGTTCGGCCCGCTCATTTCGGTGTCGCCCTCCAAGCCTGGTGTCATTTCCGAAATCTTGATCTGCTGCGATGGCCGCAATCGACCAACACCAATGATGCGACCGAGGCTGTCAGCCTCCCGCTCGATATGCTTGTATTTGGCAAGATATTCTTGTGACGGCGTCATCTTTTGCCTCCTAAAATGATTACGCGATCTTGGTCTTATCCGATGCCATGGCTTCGAGTTTCAGCGTGACGACGGCCTCACGTTTAATGTCACCGTGGTCCGTAAGGAAGACAACGAGGTTAGTATACTGATAGCGCGATACCGTACCATCGGCATTGTTTATGGTCTCGTTGAGATAACCAGGTGAAAGGACATTACCAGCATTGAAGTTCTGGCTGAACGTCACCATCAAATCTTCCAGTGTGGATTTGTTGCGGGTGATGGTGAAATGAATTGCGTAGCCGTCAGGCACGTAGCCGTAGCGCGGCACCCCGTTGTATGGCGTCGTTTTGATGTTATGCTTCTGGGCGGCGATGGTGACACTTTGCACATCACCTAGATCAATCAGCGCGCCGGCATTGCCGTCGTAGTAAGACAGGGTATAGTCTACCCCCGTGTTCATGGCATTCACCGGCATGGCAGCAAACTCCTCAATTGATTTTTGGGGATGTCTGCGCTACACATGACGAAGGCGCGTCATCGGTCAGGATGACACGCCTTCTAATCACCCAACCGACTGGAGCGGCTAGATGACTGAGCGCAAGACTATCACTCAGGAATATTTGAAGTCGAGACTGAATTACGATCCCGATATGGGGATTTGGCGGTGGCTTCCAAAGCCGGAATTATCTCGCCACGACAGGGCTTGGAATAGTCGACGCGCCGGGAAAATTGCCGGCATGAGTGTGAAGCGGTATATTCAAATCAGAATAGACGGCACCGCTTATTATGCCCATCGCTTGGCGGTCATCTACATGCTTGGCCGCGACCCGAACGGCGACGTCGACCATATCAATAGGAAGCGACATGATTGCCGATGGCGCAATCTAAGAGAAGCGCCATCGAGATCACACAATATGGTCAACGCCGGTAGGCGCGCGGACAACACCGGCGGACACCGCGGTATAACTTGGCGCGCCGGCCATTGGCTGTGGATTCCAGGACGTTGGCGCGCCACTGTTCAGTTCAGAGGGAAGATGCATCATCTCGGCTATTTCAAAAATAAACAAGATGCTGTCACCGCCTATCGCAAGCGCGCCACCGAACTATTCGGCGAATATGCCAACTTTACTGAATAGTATTGGCCGAGGTCGCAAATTGCGTTGGCGATGGCGGAGTATTCTGTACATTCACAGTAACATTTCCGCCGCCTTGAAATTTTATAACGAAATAGCGAATAACATTTAAGTAACGAACCTCCCAATACAAGAAAAGATACCCTAATGCTTGTAGATTTGGTGGGTTATTACTTAAATCGCATTGCACGAGCCATGGGATATCGATCATCCCGGCTCCATTGATACCCAAGCCAACTTGCGGTGAGGCGAGCTGAGCAGAGAGACCATCGAACAATGCCTTGGCATTAGCGCGGGTCTGATCGTTCGGCTGGATCGATTGCAGTTGACCGACGAATGATCCGGCCGCTTTCGATTGTGCGGTGCGGATCAAGAAATTCGTCATTCTGGTGTACTCGATCCCGTTGGCCGCGGTATTCGAGGAAGCGTTGCGACCAGTGGCGAACGAATAGTAGAAACCACCAGGCGAACTTTGTGGACCCAGGATGGTATCGATACCACCGGTATTGATCTGCGACAGTTCGACCTCGGAATAGGTCTGACCAAGCGTAGTGCGTTGCGTCGACGAGATTCCCTGCAACGGTTTGTTGAGTGGGCTTTGCTGCGGCGACAGATTACCGAGGATGCCAATGCCAAAAGCAGCGGGACTTATCAGACGAGAGACGCCATTGAAGCTGTCATAGAACGTCGGATAGTCGCCGAGGATGTACCAGAACCATGGTGAATCCACACCAGCGGAAATACGGGTTGCCAGAGCATTGGGGATGGTATCACCCAGCGTGCTGGCAAATACCGGCAGGCAGGTTTCCGACAGTCCAAAGGAAACGATGGCCGCATAATCCGCAATCGTCGAAAGATCGCAGAGCGTGAAGGCGTCGACATCTGCACTGCGTAACGCATACATGCCTTTACGCGGCAATACATCCTGACCCATGAGTGTGGCATCGGTGATGCCTGCGGCGCCATCGGTGCCGCCAGACAGCGTGACCGGCTGCGATAGCGGTGGGGCACCTGTAGCAGCACCAGCTGTGGCAACAAGGAATGCTGACTGACCATGATAAGCCGTGCCATTGTTGATGGCGGCGGCGAGGTTCACCCAGAACGTGTTACCTGTCCCACTGACGTTGTTGAATTGTTCGGGAGACAATCCTGGGAAGGCATCATTGAACAGATAGCTTCCGGCCTGCGTACCGTACTGCACCGAGGCTTGAATTTGGTTGCCGAGGACACCGGTATACTTGGCGGTAAGAGTCAGCGCCGTAGTGGCGCCTCCCGCTAGCGTGGAACCAGATACGGTGGCGCCGGTAACAGTAGTCGCCAGCGTATAGGCATTGCCAGTGGTACCACTCAATACCGCATTGATCGTGAGGACCAGGCCGACCATCTGATAAGTACACTTGACCAGATTGACATCGGCCGCAGTGACCAGGAACGAAATAAGGGCGGCCAACGTGGCGGCCGTCGTGGCACCAATATTGACTTGGTTGCCAGTCGCCCCAGATGTCACGAACGTGATTGCGGTACCGGCGATCGTCAGGGTTTGCGAACTCGTCGGATTGGTGGTGAATGTCACCGTACCGGTCGCGCATGACGGGATCACGGCCGTCGCCGCAGCATCGGTACCATCCGAAACGCGGACGCAGAGGAAGCCAATGGCACCGCCGACTTGACATGCCGCCGAGACATAACTGGCGATGTCGTATTTGTAGCCGACAGTCGGACGACTGGTCGGCGGACCGAGCTGTAATGCACAGTCAGTCGGCTTAGACACCGGGATCAGCGCGTTGAGCGGACCCCAAGAACCGGCACCAACAAGACCCTCAACGTTTGTTGGAGTCCCGAGAAGAAAGGGAGTTGGTAAAATTATATCCCCGTACACGCCGGGGACGGTTAATGCGGCGAGGTTTTGTTGACCGTCGAGAAAGACTGGAATGGCACGAACTCCTCTTTAAAAGAGGAGGCTGTCGCGCTCCTCTTTCCAAATGGTCCATTCGCTCATGGTCTTTGAGCCCTTTGAAAGATTGCAGGGCTGACACAAAAGCTGAAGATTATCTGGGTTATTTGTTCCGCCGCGTTTAAGCGGCACGATATGATCTAAATGACAACCATCAGCGATGCTGACGGAGCATGCGGCACAAATGCCGTTCTGACGTTGAAATAGTTGTTTGATGTCATCACTGGTATGACTACCAATTGCCTTCCTTCTTTGAGCGCGAGCGCGAGCAGTGCATACCTTTAATGCAGCGCGAACCTTTTGAGGATTCTCTCGTCGATATTTTGTTACGCGCTTCTTAATTCTATCGCCTTCACGCAGGTATCGACGATTCTCGCGGTCCCTAATAGCCTGACGATTAGATTCCCTAAATAACTTTGCTTGCTGCTTACGATTTACTGTCTTGGCGCGCGCCCTATCACTTGCGCGTACAGTTTCAGCATTATCTCGGCGATAAACTCGCGCATATGCGCTAAGTTCTGCGGCGTTATCTGAATAGTAAGAATTATTGTAAGACCCAGCCAACTCTCGGTGGTGCTTTCGATAGTTGGCGTAGTATTCCGGATTGTCCGCACGATTACGCGCGGAGCGCTCATTGGAACAATCAAGGCAGGTGCGATTGCCAACATCTCGTTCGGCGACGTGACCATTGCGGCATGGCTTGCCGGTAAAATACCGCCTTAACCCAGTTCTAATAGCTTCTTTCCGCGCGACGATCTGCATACCCGCAAATATACCACAATATGCGGGTATTTGCAACCATTATGCAACTGGCGCGCTCGGCGCCAACATCGGAACGTCGACTACCGGTGCCGCAACCCGCACAAAATGATGGTCGCGATCTTTCATAAATTCAGCGACCCTGTCTGGATCGGAAATGCGATCGCCCTTCTTGATATCGTGAAAGGGATGAACGCAGATGAGATGGAAATCAGACATTGGAATGAATCCGCTTCCTTAAATGACCGTGGTTTCTGGCGCAGGCCCGATAGCATGATTGCCGCCGTCGACGGCGACGTTGACAGATGTGACGACGTATCCTGGAAATGTTTGCAGCGTCGCGTATTCGACCTCGAAAATCATATCGCGACGATAAAGACTGACGTTCTGCGAATCGTCTGACTGCCTGGTTCTGGCGTAAGTGATCTTGGCTTGCGTGTTGTCAGACAGCGTGACAACGATGTTCTGTTTCAGGCCGCCGTCGATCGCCTTGGACAGCACCGAGCGAGTATTATGATCCGGCGCCCACACCGTGATCATGATCATCTGACATTCGCGGTGCGTGGCCTTGCCGAGCACACCGACGCCGCCCTGTCTGACCTCGAATGAATAGCTCGCCGGGATCGACAATATCGATCCACTGAGCGACGCGCTCGGATATTGTACTTGCGCTTGCGCCAGCAATGCAGTGAGGATTGCGCTTGCTGTGGTGCCAGTCGCGGAGAAAGTGAATTGCCGATCGGCATCGACCGTCACATACTCGCCATTGGCTGGCGTTCCAGTGACCGTCAGTTGCGTATTGCCCGCACCAGGCTGGCCACTCGCCGTCACCGTCAAATTGATGGCCGGCGGCACCACTGTGTAGGTGTGATCTTGAATCTGATAGGGAGTATATGATGCGCCCAACATCGGAAAGACCGACACATTGGCGCACGGACCATTCGGCCGCAGGATTGCCGTCGATGTTCCATCTGGATTCTTTCGCAGCACCTTGCCGGCGAGATCGAGATCAAGCTGGTCGGAGACCGGCCAGCCCTCGTAAATCCGCACATCCATCGGCTGCGTGAACGTTTGGGTCGGAGTATTTGGCGGTACTGGTGCGATGCTCGGAGACGATGCGCCATTGGGATAGACGAAAGGCGCTACCGCGCTCGCCAGATAGGCGGTCACATCGGACAGGTCGGCCATCTTATGCCTCCATTCGGAAGCATGAGAGTTGGTACCCTAAAACTGTAAACCAGTTCTGCGAGACCATGTAGCGATAGCCTTCATCATCGACGATGACGTCACGGTCGCGGACCGAATATTGGGGCAGGGCTGTCAGTGGAATGAGAATCTGCCAAATCTGGCGTTCGCTGATGTCGGATGGGATAAAGGTGGTCTTGGCGCGACCGGTCTGCCTGGCAACAATGTTCGCCGGCAATCCAGTATAGAGAATAATCTCTCCCTCTGGATCACTGCTGCTGGAGATCGATTGCTCTCGACCAGAATAGCCGAGTAGCCCAACCTGCTGAGTGCCGCTGGTATTGGTGGCGTTGGTTTTTGAGCGGTGGACATCAACCAGTCGTGGATAGAGCGTGCTCATATCCACCTCGTGTTAGATGACCATATTGATGCGGTAGGTGTTAAGCATCGACACGGTGTCGAGATCGAGCTGCGACGGAGCGAAGCGCTCAATTTTGGTCGAGCCGGCACCGATGCTTTTGAGCTGGCCAACTAATTCTGGATTCTGCTGAAAGTTCTCGACGAGCTGCGCGGCGGCTTGCTTGATGATTGGCGGTATAGACTTCTGCGGATAACCGGAAACGTATCGCAGCCGCACTTCCGAGAAGTAGGCGAGCAGGATACCGGCCGGCACCCAGACTTCACGGGTCGTCAACGACACGCTGGCTTGGCTGATATTGAACGGCACCCACATCGGCGGGCCACCGAACGCTTGGATCGCAGCAAGGAGATTCACCTCGACGAACATCCCCATTTCTTGGTCGGTGCGCCGGCCATAGCCGTAACGGCCCATACCGGAAAGCAGACGAACAGGAGGGCGACTGGTGCGCGCGATCGAGCGCTTTTGCGAGACCGACTTCTCCTCGAAGATGGTCAGACCAAATTCGAGGGTGCAGCTTGCGCTGTGAGCATTGGCAACGCTGGCGACTGTTATCTGACCAGCGGCCATCTCAGTAATGACGCAAGCTTCTACCAAACCGGAGGCCGCGCGATCGAGGATCATTACCTCGCCGATCATATCGGCGGACGCGGTAATATAAGACGGGACGCTGATAACGACAGAACTACCAGGAGAGATCGCTGCTGTACTATTATAAGTCGCTGTGGGAGAAAGGCCGGCCATGTAACATGGCATCTGTCCGGTATAGTCCGGCTCCCACACCAAACCTTCAGGTCGGCGCAGATAAGCGTCAATCAGAAGCGAAGCCTGGTAGACTTGGGAGAGGTCCGTCGATGTCGGTAAGCCGTACATCGAGTATTCATTGGGGAGGATGTATTGCGACGGCATGGTGCAGCCGCCTTATGAGTTGGTAATGACGGCAACCTTGTCGCCAGCATTAACGCCGAATTTCAGCGGCGTGCTCGCCGGCATCCGCATGTTGGTAGCGGTCGCTGTCGGCGTCGCTCCGGGAGTCGCGCTCCAGGCAATGGAGCAGACCACATCTGAACTGATGAGGACGAAGCGCGTCTTGGCATTGAACGCAGATGAGGCGGCACTTGACCCGCTGATGGTAACTACCTGCTCAGCGACAGGCGGCGTCATCGGAATATCAGGAACGCCCTCGGCAACTATGGGCATGTCCGAGAACTCGGTAATGTAGAGAGTACTCATCTATCGAGTTCCTGAAATGAATAATGGAAATGGCTGGAGAGGGCGGATTCGAACCACCGGCAACTTGATTAACAATCAAGGACTCTACCGCTGAGCTACTCTCCAAAATCAGCGGCGTGCATTTCTCTGTGGCATATCAAGCCCCGGACAGTAGACGCCGAAGAACTCGACCAAATATCGAGAACAACGAATCAATTGGCGTTACAACCGGAGTATTCGGTATTGCAACCGGTTCGTTCTCAGATGGAGTGACGCCGGCATCATTCGGCCAGATATGCAGATAAGCCGAGCCGTGTGTTTTGATCATATTCAGGACTTGAGCCCTGAACGCGGGCCATTGCCCTTGTTCAATCGCGACGCAGCCTTCGGAATAAATCGGCTTGTATGGCCAGCCATGCAATTCTATGCCGGCTGTCATTCTTTGATGCTTCGAATCCCAAATCCGATTATTGTTGAGACCAATTGCGCCATGCGCTCGACCCCATGGACCAATGGTGTCTGGCGTTACCGGATAGACACCATACGGAATCGACGAATGGCCGCCCATGCCGCCAGTGCCGAAATTGTATTTTTGTCCCTCGACGTCGATCAGCCCCTCATAATGCTCTGGACGGCTGGTTTGATCTGCAATTGGTCCGGTGGGCATTTGGCTCCCATGAGCTACGACGGCGAGAAAGAGGGCCGGCGCGTATAGACGCTTGGCGACTACAGAGGCACCGGGCTTGTTATCAACGGCCGGCGATTGTGGCCGCAAGTGAACCGAGCATCGACTTGCCGGTTGCCTTCACCAAGTTGGTGCGATGCGCCGTACCAGTAGCAATCATCCACTCACCAAGATTGCTGGGAACCTCGGCGCGGCCGAACTTGAACTCGATCGGCAAAGTCAGTGACTTGCCATCATGGTCTTTCCATTCCGCTGCGGCGTCTTCCGCCTTCATCATGGCGGCGGGCGCGACGTAAAGAACATGACTGGGATTTTTTCGCTCTTTCGAGCCGGTTAGATAAACGTGCATCAATGACCTCCAAGTTGCACAGTGGACAACACGTTCTCGGCGCCAAGCACCGAAGCCGATGAGTTTCTTATCGCGCCCGGTCCATCGCGACGAATCGATGGCCAACGCATATTCGGCGGGCAGCAAATTTTCACTGAAAAGAGTTGCTGAAACGCCCGACTTTCCTGAAATCGCCGCCGTCAACCGCTCATGAGTAGTCGGCTGTTGGGCGACGGCGCCAATCGGCGCATAGATACGATCCGGCAGCCAATTCCACGACCAGCGCGAAATGTACCGCCAGCGCAGTTCTGTGGACGGCACGTCGTCGCGTCGGCCCAAGGCCAACGTCACCGAAGCATCATATTTTGATGGACCGATTCCGGCTGGACGGCCGATATGAATCAGGCCGAACCAGAAACGGATCAGCATCTCGCGTTGCCTCCGCGATCAGTGATGAACCCACCAAAGAAACATCGCCAACGCTACCGTAAATGATCAGACGCTGGCGATTGTACGAATAATGCTGAGCTGATATTCTGTGAGCCTGATCATGACATCACCCACGGATTGGTTTTTATTTATGATTTGTCCCTATGGGGTAAGGATGGTATACAAACTACTCAAATAACAGATAAGACACGCGCTGAAATAATCTCAATCGGCATCAACAGCCGGCTATGCGAGACCGTCACAGAATGCAGCGGACCATCCAATTCTCGCTCCCAGAAGTCGAGAAATCGGTTTAGCTCTGGGAAGTCCGGATACAGGTCGTAGTCCTGCCAGATGTACGTCTGAAGCAACCACTTATGATCCGGACGGCGATATAGGATGTTCGCCGTCGTCAGCCCGAAGCCATCTTCGATCTGTCGACGAAAGTCTGAATCGACCATGACGCTCCCCGAAAGAAAGCGCCTCCATGGATGCGATGATTACTTGCCGTTCCAAGTCGTGTGAGCACCTTCGTGATGGTGCCAGTGCTTGGCGTTTTCGGCGAACTGTGCGCGCTTGCGCACGGCCGGATCGGGAGAATGAAGCTTCTGCTCGATCTTTGCTTCTGGTATTTTGTGGCCAGAAGGAGTGCCGGTGTCCTTATGCAGGAGACCTGCGTGCGACGGCTTGATGTTGATCGACATGAATTAATCCAACCTTAATGAGAAAGTCAAGAAAATCGCCGTTACGCTTCTGCAAATTACACGGGCTGCACAGCAATTGAAGATTACGTGGCCAATTTGTTCCGCCGTTCGATAGAGCGCGGATGTGATCTACGTGACCGCCACCATGCAGATGGGCTGGGCACACCGCGCAACGATCAAACTGAAATGCACGAATTGCTAAGACATCAGCGTCCGTATAAAACCCCTTGTTCTGTAACTTCAATGAACGCCGTTTTGCCTTGTATCCCTTTGCCTTTTGCAAATAACCATACCGATTGTCCCAATACCAGTTGCGACGAGCCGAACGCCATGGATCGGTATTCTTCTGGCGAACGTCTGCGCCTGCTCTTAATCTCATCGCGCTCTTGCTTAGAGCGACCATGAGATATTCTAACCGATGCACGCGCACGTTCAGGATCGGCAGCCCGCCAAACCGCAGCTCTGGCGGCGTGACGATCGGCTTCTCTCGCGCGCTGCGCCTCCATGCAGGACTTGCATTGAGACCGCGGGGTATTGCGATCTCCACGACGATAAAAGTCGGATAAGGACTTGACTACTCCGCATGCGGAGCATTTCTTAGTGTCAGCCATTGGCCTGCTGTAATCAGGTTGGTGGTTAGACGCGCCGTCGTGCTTCAACACTTCGGCGCGTCGCCTTTTACCTAATAGAAACAGACCGTCACGTCAATATTACGGACGCGTAACTGCCACAAGCATGTGGCTGTAGCTGGCGCCTTTGGCCAATATGCAGTCAAATTTGATAGCTACATATTGCCCTTGGAGGCCGCTCAACAAGCCGAGCTGGAAGACACGCGGCTTGGGATTACCGTCACCGCCATGGATGAACGGCATCTCGATAGCGTCTTCGGTCACGATGACCGCGAAGTAGTTGTTGTTACCGGCCGCAGGAGCACTGAAGCCGTAGGCCGCGCCAGCCGCAGACGGCAGCCAGCGATCCGGGATCAGCGGCAATGCACCGACCTGGGTGTTGATCGTCTTCACGACCACGCCAGCGCCGACATCCATCGTGCCGAGATCGATGTGGTACGACTTGGCTTCCTTGTCGATATAATCGCCGAGGATCGGGTTGACATAGATCGCGCTCGGGCGGATGTTGAAATCCGTGCGGGCAAGCATCTTCGCAACGGCGGCCTTGAGGCCATCGATGATGGAAGCGCCAACGGCAACCGTCGAGGTCTGCGTGATCTGGTTGAGGAGGCCCATATACTGGGTCGTGGTCGGAGCCGACAGCGAGGTGTCGTTGCCGTTCCAGACGTTCGATGCCTGGAGTCGAACGATCGAATTGACGACGTCCGTGATGTCCTTCTGCTCCAGGGACGCGAACTGCCCTTGCTGCTTCGTTACATCAACATCAAACAAACTAAGGTTGCTCTGCGCAGTCATCGACTTGATGAACGCGGCCTGCTCGACACGGGTCGGGCCAGTCGCGGTCGGGGTGATGTTACGCGGATCGGTGAACGACGCCACGCCGATCGCAGTTTCCTCGAAGTAGCGATGCGGATGACCGGTCGCCGGCTTCGACTTGACGCGATTGAGGAACGTGGATTCGCGAACGATCACGTCGTAAATTTCTGGCTCGTAGCGATTTATCTCAATCGCGCCGTTGCCGAGGAAGTCAGCCGCAGCTTGCAAGCTGGTAAACGCGGCCTCTTTTTCGATAGGCATAGACAATATCCTTATGCTTCGGCGCGTTTGACGGCCGATTGAAAACTGGATGGGTTGAAAATTGCTGGCTGAAAATCCGGACCATGGACTAGTTCGGACTGATACCGATCCGTGACTGCCCCGCGGACTACCTGCGGACTAGGACGTTTGATCTAAAAAAATCAGCGGCCGAAAAACGGCCGCTTCAATTAGTCGATCAGGCCGGCTTGGTGGAGAGACGCCTTGACCTGGAAGCGCTGATCAATCGTCATCCCCTTGAGGGCTTCGTTGATCTTGTTGATGTCCATCTTGCCTTCGGCGGGGACTGCAAGTCCGGCCTTGGCCATCAGGGTCATGCTCGAAGTGTCGACGGTCTTGCGCTCGGGCTTGACGGCGTCAGCGGCGGTCGCTTCGGCCTTTTTTGTGAAGTCGGCGATGACAGTCTCGGCGGAGGCGAGCTTGTCCTTGAGGTCCTTCTCTGACTTCTCGGCAGCAGCCTTCACTTCGTCGATCTTGGCGGTGAATTCGGCTGACGTCTTCGCGACGGCTTCCTTCACCTTACCATCGACGTCGACCTTCTCGGCCGCGGCGTAGAAGCGATTGAACACGGCAGGGAGGCGCCCTTGAGCGGCGTTGGCACGGAGATCGCCGGCCATGTCACGCAGGACTTTCACATGACCGCGATCGGGATCGCCGCCGATGCCGGCCGCGTCCATGTGATCGGCGGCCTTTTCCAGTTCGCTGGCATGCTGCTCGACCTTGGCGAGATGATTGGCCGCTTCGACCTTCTCATCTTCCAATTTCTTGAGCTGCTCAGCTTGAGCCGCAATGGCGTCAGCGAGTGGCTTCACAGCAGCCGCAACCGACGCTGCGATTTCGTCAAACTTCTTCTCAACGTCCTTATCGAGAGGCATAGAGATAATTCCTTCTTGCTCGGCCGCCTTGGCCGATAATGAGGTGGTTTTATAGGCGGCCTTTTCCTTGAGCAGGATGGCGGCGCCGGTGAAAATACATTCGCAAATAGGAACAGGGTCCGCGTTGACGTCAGTAGTCATCAAATCGCGTGCTTCAAATGAGAAGCCGAGCTTGTCTTTGTTGGCCTTGAGTTCAATGGCAACTTCAGGGAAGTCCGCGGCATAGATGAAACCATTAACGTGGATTTCATTGCCAACGATCTCGGAGCCCATAATGACCCCGATCTTCTCTTGCGGATTGTGTCCTTCGGGGTTGTAGTTGACTCCCATACCAAGCAGCGAATCCAAGGCTTGCCTGGCCGCCTCCATGGTCAGCATGACGCGCTTGCCTTTGCTGCCCTCGGGGGCGGCATCGGATGGCTCGTCAATCTTAGTCAAAACGCCGGAGAACGGCATCTTGTTCGGATGCTTGCTCGTCGGGATGTCCAACGAGCGCGCTTGCATCGACATACCGGGAAGGGAGACGCGCATCTCCTGTGTCGATTCAGCCACAGCAATTCCCTATGAAAATGATTTACGAGACGGCGTCGGCAATGGCTTCGCGCAAATGATCAGGCGCGCTGTCTTCGACATGAACGATCGCATGGCGCAGATCGCCGAGCGAAACTTGCATGCGCTGCAAATATGAGTGCAACGAAGGATCGGCGACCACTGTGCGCATGTGGTTTGTGAGCGCCGCAGAAATCACGCCGGCATCGTTATATAGCTTGCCGATCGCGACCAGAGCAGCGGCAATCGTCGCCATAGGATCGCTTGAAACGCTGGCCGACACGGTGACGTCGCTGAACCCATCATCTTCAGGTTGCTCTGCATCGACGACCTGGGCCGCGACTTCCGGCTCTGTTCCGACCACCTGAGCTTCAGCTTCTTGCGCCGCCGCCTCTGCCGCGGCCTGACCGATCGCTTCAGCGTCTACGGAAACAGCCGGCGACATGGCCGGCTGTGGTTTATACTTTTGGTTCTTCGCCATATTGCCTCTCAGGTTTGGGAAGAGTCTTAGTAGACCACCAAAATATCAAGCGTACCGGCACCCAACGTGGTTGCGGCCAGAACTGGCGTGATAACGACGTTGAAGCCAGATTGAGTCTTGCTGGTTACATTGATAGTCACCGCCAGATTCGATGTCGCGAAAACATGATAAGTGGCCGGCAAACTGACAGAAACAGCCGTGGTAACCGCAGTGCCCGCGCCTCCGCCAGCAGCAGTGGCGACGCCGGAAAGCATGTACAGCCCGAGACGATCGGAGTCATTCAAGTCAGAGCCATCTTTGACTTCAACGGTGTGAAGATCGAAAGCCATTTAAATTACCCCTTCTGGGTTGATTTCTTTGAAGCCGACTTGGGGGCCGGCACATCTTGATCAAGGTCCTGCCCCATATTGCGGGCAGCAAATAGCGCGACCTGCGTATCTATGAAAAGCTTATCAGCGAACTCATTGTCGAGCGGAGCTTCGCCGAAGCGATCCCTGATCTCGTTCGGTGTCAGTGAGTTCTGCTTGTAACGCAGGTCGAAAATACGCGATGTCGCCATTTCGTCTTCGCGGTCGAAGCCGACGAAGCGGAATTGCAATTGCGAAAATCCGAGTTTTCGCTGGATACAATGGCGCGTCAGCGCCCTGGAAATATCATGCGCCCACGGCTTGATCGCTACGTCCCAATCGCGGTCTTCGGCGACTTCTGAAGTGTCGCGGTTGACGTCGCGCTCGATGCCCAAATTCTGCGGAGACAAGTCAAAGGCAACCGCCAGCGCGCGCTGCAACATCTCTTGGTATTTCAGGAACAAGCCATTGTCGCCTTCCGGATAGAACCGGAGGACTTGCATGCCAGCGGCCTTGGCGGCGTCACCAGCGCTCACATGGGAGGCGAACATCGGCACTTGACCAGTGCCTTCTACATCATTGCGCCAGAAGGCGCGCATGACTTCAAGTTCGGCCGGAGGCAGTCCTGGAAAATCCAGGCCGATTGACGGCCGCATATTGCCGGCAACGCTATTGGCAAATTTACCGATCGACAAAAGGCTGGCGACCGTATCGAAGGCGATTTCGAGCGGGCCGAAACCAAATGGCGTCGACGTGTTCGGATTTGGCGCAATATATAGCAGCTCGTCGTCACGCAGATGCTTGACTTCGCCACCGCCGAATTCTGAGCCGTAGCCGACAGTCTGCGCGTAGCGCGGAGTGCTCGGATCGCCCTTCCATTCGGCGTACAGTTGGATGGACAGGCCGTCGACTGGCCACATCCATAATGGACGATTCGGATCGCCTCCGACTTGGGTCTCAAGTGCTCCGGCGCCAACCAAGCAATCTTCAAGCACACGTTCGAGCATCAGCTCGAAATCGTCGGTCTCGTTCGGCTTGCAGAAGCAAGTCTTGACGATCGTTTCCTGGCGCCGCAGTTCTGAATTCCATTCGACGCCGTCGATCGGGACGATCTCCCACTCCAGCATCTTGATAGGATTCTTGATCGCATTGATGGCGCGGCGCGCATAAGGAGTGCGCGAGAAGAAGCGTAGATTTCGCGGCGTCGCTTTGTAGACGAGGCCAGTCATACTGTTGACACGCCCAATCTGAATCAGATTGGGAAATGGGATCGTGTCGCGCTTGGGCTCGTCCTTACGACGACCGAGGCGCGGAATACGCTTGACGAAGTCGAAGATACCCATCTGCCGACCTCGCCTTAACGCAGCATTTCGATCATTGCCTCGATCGCACTGCGGTTAGGATCATCGGCATCGGCAAATTTAATGAACGCTTCCAGATGGCGTCTGGTGTCATCCGCGCTTTGCTTGGCGGAACGCAAATGAGACATAGCGTCCTGACACATCTCTACATAGAGTTGCAGATGGCTGATCGTCGGAGAGACACGATCTAAGTCGGACCGAATACCCACAATCGTCTCCGGTATAAAATCCACGTCCCGCCTAATCGGCGATTCTTGGCTATCCTTTCGGAGAGGCCCAGGGGCCATTTCACCAAGCGAGGGACGTGGCGTCACGCCCGCCGGCACTTCAATTCAAGCAGCCAAAACACCGACGCGATCGAATTCCTTCCACGCCTTCTCCAGCCAAGACTTGACGATGCCACGCAGAGTGCGCGACTGGGTCGAATCGCCAATATACGACACGAAGGTGCCGCCGCGCTTCTGTAAGACTTCCTGGGCGCGGGCATCCAGGTTGGCGAGATCGATCATCGACGGTGCCATTTGATCAAGGATGGCTTTGGTGTCGCCGTTCTCCCAATCGAAGTAGCCCGCATCCTTACTGATGTGGTTCTTGACCAGGAGATGCTTGACGCCGCCGATCTTGACGGCAGCCGAACTGATTTCCGAGATCGATGTAATGGTCGGGCCGAGAACATGCAGCAGCACCATCTTCACGGTGCCGGCGCGGACATCCTCAAGCAGGCGGGCCTCGTCGAGCGCATTGATCGTCGGCGACAGCATGCCGGCCGGAAGATCGACAACGGTAAGGACGTCATCTTTCATATCATCGAAGACCTTCATCTGGTCTTCGATCTTCTCGATGTCGATCACGGTCGATTCGTTGAAACGATGTAGGTCTCCGCCGGGCCACTGCGCGTCGAAGGCACGCGCTTTGAGCCCGAGAGTCTGGATCAGGTCCAGCAGAATACGGGTGGTCAGGGTCTTTCCTGTTCCACCCTTGTCCGCGCCCACGAAGATAATTGTTGCAGGCATGCCTCACACTCCTTACGGCAAGCAGAAATCGCGGTGGCGATGAGCACGAGGTTTATGGTGCGGCTTTGGCTTAGGTGGCGGCACCAATGCGGTCGAAGGCTCAACAACAACTGGAGCCGGTGGCAGAACACGGCAAATAGGCGGATCGTCTGATGTGCCAGGACATTGCGGCGCATTTGGATTCGGTGCCTGAGAGATAACGACAACCGGCGCCTTCGGCTCCGGCGCAGTCACGCGCTCACTGCACATCCACGCTACTGTCATGACAAAAGCGCCGACAGCACAAGCAATCAGGATGTTCCGCAACATACGGTGCCTCCACCGTGGAAATGGAAAAGGCCCGACGCCGAAGCGTCGAGCCCCAGAGGGCGTGATGGCCCCGGATTAGCAGGCGGAGCTAATGCTGCCGAGAATGGTGTTCGCCGCGGCATCCTGCCCGGACGTAATCACGTCCGTGGTAAGATAAGTGCAGATCGCCTTGATCTCGGCGGCATGCAAGCGCATGAGCTGCACCAGTCCGCGGACATCGCAGCCAGCCGCTGCACCAACCGATAGATCGGATGGCGTGAAGCCGAATTGCAGAACGTCAGCCGCGCCCGTGGAGACGCTCGCCATATTCGCCGTCAACGTCAGCGTATTATTCGACGTGCTGGAAACCGTGCCGATCTTTGCGCCGCTGGTGACGTCGTAAACGATCTGCGAAGCAACAACCCACGACGGAAGAGTCTGCGCCATAACGATAACGGCGGCGCCGGTCGTCCACGATGCGTTGGCCGACAACTGACCGGCCGGCAGATAGCCATAAGCCGCCTGACCAGAAAGAACCATGCCATCGGCAAAGAGTTCGTTCGTATAGGTAGTGATGGTAGTCATTTGAAAGAATTCCCTTTTCAAAAGTAGTTGAACGGCAATGCCGGTTAATGGGTGAAGAAAGGTCCGCTGTTAGGGCGGACACACATGCAGACACCGCTAACGCGGCAGGCAGCGCAACCGCCGCCAGTCGTCAGCGGCCAAATAGCCGGAACATAAGGCATTGGATCGGTCGGAACATACGGCGTCGGCACAAACCACGGCGATGTCGGTTTCGATCCGCCATGCTCACAGACCTTCTCGTCAGGCGAGAGGCAACAACCGCACTCCGGACACTTCCAGCCTTCGCGGGTCATGACTTCGCAGCCGGCCTATATTCGACGACAACCGGACGCTCGATCACGACGGGACGCTCGACATAAACCGGACCCCCCCACGGCCACCAATAATGCCGAGCCAAGCCGCCAACAATAATTCCGCCGAGAACAGCGCCGATCAGCATCACTTGCTCCGTTTGTTCAATCTTACCGATTGCACTTTGCCGCCGGTAATAGGATCGAAATCCATGGCAATCTTGACGGCCTCGGCCGCCGACTTTCCACAACGCATCGCCACCATAGCCGGGACACGACCAGACCCAATGGCATAATATTTGGCGTCGCTACCAAACCAGCCGCCGCTCTCTAGCACCATGACATGGCCATCAGGCTTGACCATGATGCCATTAAGATCGTTTTGCGATTTGACGGTAAAAACACCAGTCGGATTCTTGCGCAACTTGGAAACGATCGTAGAGATAGTCGTCAAATCACCAGCAAAACCAATCAAGGTGCCGTCCTTGAAACGAAATACCTTGCGAAAATGACCTGGACTGATGACATCATCGTTAGTCGTGCGAGTATCGCCCGCTAGAACACCGGCCTTGTACGCGATTGTTGTTATGACACGTCTCCTTCCATGTAATGAAGGATGCGACGTATCTCGTCGACGGTTGCGTCACGCTTTAACTGATTTGCCCGATAACTGATAACCCTGATATTGTCTTTGGTGTACCCGAGACGGTTATCAAACCGATCGACCGATGGCCGATTATTTAGTGGGGCTTCGGCACCAGCAATCAACGTAATACCCAGAACTGGACAAACCTCCGGGACGATTATGTCACTGGCACAAAGGTCAAAAGATCGTCCCGTATTCCTAGCACGAGACCTGATAAGACTCATTACGGTTTGCGGCCAAGTCTTCAAATTTCTTTTCTTGGCAGCAAATAACTCGGCCTCGCGCTTTCGATTGCGCCGTTTCTTCTCGCCTTCTATTATTTCAGGTTTATCGCGAGAGCGCCGCTTTGCCAATGTATTGGCTGAAATGGTTGTCATGCGCCGCCTCCGGCAATGTGGACGACCTGTTTATTTCGGTCCGAAATGGTCGCAGGCAGCCTGCGATGAAACCATGAAATCGACGTGACCGACTGCACCGGATGGATGGAGCATGCCGTCCAGACCAGTAAGTTGGGGCGGCTCAATCACCGACACAACGATGCCGAGCACCTTGCCGGCGGCATCAAATACAGGGCCGCCAGAATTACCGCTGGCGACCATGACATCGATCGGAACGATCGACTCTTCACCAAACATTGTGCGAACAACGCCAGCAACCTTGCCCCAGGTATGGACGAACTCGACACCGAGAGGATTACCGACAACCTCGATCGGCTCGCCGATCTTCGGATCACGGCAGGCCAGCTCCGCAGAACGTACATCGACATTCACGGCAATCTTGTAGGCGGCGATATCAGTCTTGTCGCTCGTCCAGAGCGCCGCGGCATCGGGGGCCGGCGCGCCGTCTGCTTTGCCGTCATTGTCGAAGATGACGACCGCCGACTTAACCTTGGCGTTCTCTGGCGTAACGCAATGTTTGGCGGTCAGGACAACACCGTCGCCGAGATAGACGCCGGAGCACGTAGCGCGGTTACCGTCTTCCAGCAATACCGAGATTTTCACATCGGGACCGGGACGATGATCAGGCTGGCTGTTGGCGACATAGCCACCGACGCCAATGCCAGCGGTCAACAATGCCGCCGCAGTCCATCTCACGATCCGCTTCATGTGCCTCGTTCCTGTGGTAGGTTTTTTGTCGTCGTCGAAATAGATGCGGCGGGGAGCCGGGTCCGCGGGGATCGTTGATCCACAAGCTCATTTTTCCGGTCAGGCCATACAGCGGCTCGCTTCAGGAGACGCGAG